AATAACGATTGTTTGACTGTTTCCGTCTATGTCTACGGTTGGAGTGGTTGCGGTTGAATCTCCAATCGTGTTTCCTGTACCCGATTGCGATATTGTTACGGAACTGTTAGTTCCGGATATTTGTTTTATATATATTTCATTCGCTACAGCATTAAATAAGAACATGATAAAAGTCATCAATGTTAATGTGACTTTTTTCATAGTTTGCCTTTCTTGTCTATTTATACCATACTCTTATTTGAAATAGCCTAATTCCTTACCATCCTCAATAAGTATGAGAATACCCTCGTTGATAGCGAGTTTTATGGCCTTATTAATTGATTCATTCTTTGCCATTCCGATTTCAGTCTCCAGAGCTCTTGATGTTGTGTCAAAAATGACAAATGTATCAATACCTCTTCTTACCGAAAGTATATTTTTCTCTACCAGCACCGTGATTAATATTTCTCCGGTTGAAACTGATACCATTCTTAGTGAAATGATTACCTTATCGCGGCGATACTCCGTACTTGCACCTATTCCAAGATACCTTGCTCCTTCACCACCGGACTCGTAGTTTGTTTCGTAACCAACAATACCACCCTCCATAATGACACCCGCAAAGAGCATAGGCGCCAAAACATCAGGAGCGTTGGCCTTCTGTCTTTCGGATAAAATGATCTGTCGTTCGCGAACAAGGTTATCAATACCGATTCGTTCTACAACTCGAAACCATGTACCATTTCCGGCCTCTTGTAAAGACTTAATTAGATAGGTCTCGGCACCCTGAGTAACAATAGTTGAGAGTGACATTCCCATATCACTGCTCTTCTTTTGTCCGGTGAGATCGCGAAATGAGTAGACTGCCACCACCAATGGTTCACCTCTCTTTGGCGGATCAATGGATCTCAAATCGTACTGATTCCTCGCCTCCGAGAACTCGTTTGGTCTCTCACTTGGAAAAGACCGTTTTTCAATTGTTGCACATGATGTAAGTAATAACAATATTGTGCATAGATATCTCATTAACCTCCACCAGCAGTTGGTATCACAATGCCTGCGATTGGAATATCAACGATAGTGGTTGTTCCCTCGACATCCTGCACCGTCAGTTGAATCGTATCGATGAGTTTCTGATACGATATCGTATTACCTTCAAAAGAAATGATGCCCGAGTTCTGTGCCTCGGCTGTGTCCGATCCAAACATCGTCTCAACTAACTTTGCCGAAAGAGTTGCATAAATCCGAGACTCAAGGTTGTTCATGAACTTCGAAAGGTTGGTATTCTTTGCGTCTCGTACCGCCTTTGCGAGTGCCGCTTCTGCCGCCTTTCTCTTTGATTCTCGACGAGTGAACTCTTGGTTTTCGATAGTGATCACATGTTGAGCATATCCAACACCCGAGAAGGCCGGATTCTTAAACTGATGCACAAACTCACTTCCCTGTAATGTTGTGATGAAAAGTAAAATTACTAGGTATCTCATTCTTCTCCTGTGCTATTAAAGGTTTGGCTCTTTGACTGATATCGACTGATCAAATCGTTCAGAACCTCTTTCTGTTCTTTATTCAGAGTTTCATCCAAAACTCCCTTGTGTTCCAACACCATCGATAGTTTCATATTGATTCGAATCATGTCGTTGTCTAACATTCGAATACGATCCACCAACTTAATGAGAGTCCCCATTGTTTCACCAATAACGGGATTGATCGTTTCTGTCACCCAACGCCAAATATACAGAATGAAGTATCCCATACCCATTGCCGCAACAATCGGAAATCCAAAGTCTTTAATTGCTTCTGCTATATTCATTAGTCTCTCCTTGCGTCCTCTTTTCCTTCGTTAGCAGCAATACGATCAATGTTTGCCTTCACACCGAGAACATAACTCAAAAGAGCATCGATCTTAATGAGATCATTATTCATTGTTTGTACCCGATTATCAAGTTGTCCTATGATGTTTTTGAGTGTGGTGACACTTCCGGTAACACCAGCCAGAATGAATTTCAGTGTAAGGAACACAAATCCACCTGCCGCAATCGCTCCGGCGATAGGAAAACCAACTTCAGATACTAATGTTAAAAAGTCCATGATGATCTGAGTCTATTTATATAAAAACTCCCGTTCAGACGAATCTAAACGGGAGCTCTATCTTCGATGACGAAATTGTTACACTCGCGGAGGAGTTGTTCGAACCTGCTTCTTTGCAGTTTTCGTCTTTGGTTTACGACGACTCTTGACTTCCTTCTCAACCTTTTCGCGAAGTTCTTGTGCTTCTTCTTCCAATTTGTTGGCAATAGCACGAACTTTACGAGTATTGTTCAAGGTAATCAATGCACCACCAATAACACCAGCGATGAATATTAATATATCTATAATCATGATTTGTATATTTTTTGTAGGTATGTTTCGAATTGCTCAACTTTATCCATGCGATTAGGCCAGTAGATATACTCTTTTTCTGGATTCGCTTTGAGATTATTGAGCAAAGGTTGTATTGCGTTATATAAGCGATCAATCTTATCTTGAACACTTTGTGCCGTTGCTTCCGATTCCTGAGCAGTCGATGCGGCTTTCTGAACCACATCCAACTCATCCTCGGTTACGGCTGTAAAACCGAAATCAAAAAATTCTTCGTCTGCCATGTGTTTATTTATTCTTTCGAATTGCTTCAATAACCTTTGGTGTGGTCTTTCGATTCAATTCTTCACACCAAACAAGTGGACCCCGAGATCTACCGATTGTCTTTCCAACTCCACCTATCTTTGTCCTATTCTTCAATGCTCTTTTGCTCATACTTTAGTTCCTATTGTTCGTCTTATTATATCGTTGTGTGAAAATTCTGCCCAGTAAAGTTCAAATGCGACTCCATCATCAAGTCCTTCGAACTGATGAACCTTGCCCGGTTTTACCTGAGTGAAGTCACCTGCTTCTAAAATTGTTTCGTCTACCAATCCTTTCTGATCGTCATCTTGCCAAACTCGAACCAACATTCGACCGGACTCAACATAAAATCCATTCCATTTGTAGGCATGTTCATGTTCAGAACATTTGTATCCCGCCTTGAATTCAATTCGATGAAACTCCAATACACCATTGGCGTGAATGAGTTCGGTTTGTCCCCAAATTTTTCCGTTTTTCATCAATAGTATCTCTTTTGAAAGGGGGCTCGCATCTTACCCTGAAGTGTTCTTGCTTCGTCCAGTGTTGGAATGATCGCACAATCGATATGAGTGTAACCAAGATCAATCGCTACTCGAATCCTTTGAGATCCACCCCAAACAGTCCATTGTCTTTGCATGTTTTCATCCAAACCATCCTTCCATTCAGGCAAAGGCTCCATACGCTTATTATATTGTTTCTTCTTTTTTCGAAGTTCAACAAGAGTTGGATTTGAAACAAGAATCGGAAAGTGTAAACCATCACGTTCTATGTCTTCGAGGAGAAGTTTATAGAACGGTTTACCTCTTAGAGTTTCGGTCTTTGGACATGAAATGTAAATATCCTGTATCGGTAGAACTTGAACGGGATACTTATTCCAAAGTTTTGTGTAACTAAATTTAGACCTGAGTATCTTTCCCTTCACCTGCATGATAGACATTTACAATTTCAATTATTTGTTTCGGCCATTCCTTTGCAAACTCCCATGCAGCTATAATCATACACACAATCATCAAAGGGACGAAAAGTGTAATGATAAAAATCGTGGCGGCGGAGTCAATTAAGAACTTTTTCATAGTTTTATTTATTACGATTAAAAAGCGAGCCCATTACGAGCGCTCCAATGAGAAACGCATTAAGAAGACCCACCGGAAGAAACAGCCAAATAAGACTATAGTTCCAAATGAGGGCTCCAATGAAGGTTAAGACTTCGGCGAACATTGTCATAATTGTGTATGCTAGTATTTTCATTATCAGTTATATTCCATCTTAAAAAGATGTAAATTAATCCCAGTAGTGTTTGACCCAAGCATCACCACACTCATGCGGCTTTGGATTTCCATGAAAGATCATAATCGGAGAGTATCGTTTATCCACACGACTTCGTTTCCAATCCAGTCTTTTGGCGTACTTGTAACTATCAACCAGATCCTTTCGAAAATTGGTGATATGCGGGCCCATCACTCGCCAAATCCAACACTGATCTCCATGCAGTTCATAGGTAATTGACTGATCAAATGCATTGAAAATATGATCACTGAGATCCGAAGGAGTCCAAAGTACAACCGAGGAGTTATGAGCGGCGTGTTTCTTGTTTGGTCCAAAGTTTTCGATCATCACAAACTCTCCCGAAGAGGATGCTATCGAATCAATCGAATCAGTGATCACAACATCGAGGTCGAGGTAAAGTATTCTAGCTCCCTTTGGAAAGAGTCCGGGCTGAAAGAGATTTACTTTCTGCCACCATCCCTTTGAAGTGTTCGGCGTCTGTATCTTTTGAACTCCCTCCGGTACGTGATCGTGTTCGGTGATGCAATAGAACTGATGAGGAATAGAAAGATTTCGCTTTACAGAATTATAAAGTTTTTGAACATAGTCGATTCCATAGAGATCTCCCCACCACACACAAACAACCGAAAGACACTCGGGTCGTTCATAAAGATCGACATATTTGGGCGGACTTGGAAGTGGCGGAGTGTTGAGATTGACTCCATTAATTATCTTATTTGATTGTATTATCATCGTTTTAAAATTACATCTCGGTGAACATTCGCTACAACTTGATAACCCATATTCGTCAAATACTTGACAGCATCGTTTGGTTTGTGACCAATCTCTGATGAATGTGGTAACATCTTATTCTCAAGCATAATGACCGGAGAACACCTCTCAAGTATCTTTTCAGCTCCTTGCAATGCTCTCAGTTCGTTTCCTTCCACATCAAGTTGAATGAAATCGACATCATCAATGTTTGGAAAAAATGTATCAAGTTGAATCAAGTCTACTTCACCTTCGACATCATTGACCGTATAGTAACATCCGGCGTTATTGATCTCCTTTTCGTGTAGTTTTATCGTACACTTTCCGTCTTCGTTACCAAGTGCTTTATTGTGAGACTCGATGTTTGAAACTCCTTCGACATTCTTTTTCAAGTATTGATAGTTCGCCGGCGATGCTTCGAAAGTGTACACTTTATCGAATGTTTTCGACATGAGCCATGGCCACATTCCCATCGCTCCACCTGCTTGAATGGAAGTTCTTCTCTTTTCGATGAATGGTCGTGCCGCATTGAAATCCATCGTCCAATCATTCACACGAAGAAGACTTTGATCAATGGGATTCCATTCCCAATTACGATTGTCCCAATTTAAAATCATCGATCAATTGCGGATTCTACCGCTCTTTCATTATAATCTATTCCACAATATTCCATTGCTTCTCTTATGCCTTGATAGTTTCCGTTGATGATATCATCGGTATTAATGAAGACTCCTCCATGTTCTTTTTGAATTTGATTCATATAATCAAATCTCCAGTTCGCAGCATGAAACGCACTTTCATAATCGCCGATTCTCTTTTCGCTTATACTTTTTGCGATAGATGAAGTTTCTCTTTTGATAAAGATGTTGTAGGGATTTAAACCTTTCCATGCATTGAAGTATTCCACACCTGTTTTCATTGACCACTTTTCGCAGTTCTTTGCCATTGTATCTTCAATATGTTGTTTCAATGATTGATGAAATCTTTGTTGAGTTTCTTCGGTAAGATCCAGTTCCTCCAAATAGGGAAGAGTTCCATTCTTTGGTTTGATTATATCCTTTTGAATCTTTTTGATAACCTGATTCTCATAGGTCTCATACCCCTTTGACATTTTAAAAGTATCACCCCACCATACACCATGATTGGCAAAGATCTTTGATACCAACGATGACCTACTACGAGAAGTCATCCACAAACATATTGGTCTATTCATAATTCAGATTCTAAAGTTGATTTTCGAAAACAATTCAAGGCACTATTGGGTGTGCAATTTACCACATCCACATTCATATTTATCAAATCGTTTACCATCTTTTCATAGGTCCGTATGAGTCCAACGATCTTACCTTCTTCATCAACAGAGTTCTTTGATTGTGGAAAGTGTTGCATCGACTTTGGATACTCTCCGAAGTAGTGTCGTGGACTTGAGCCGACCTTCTTTGACTTACCATCGTAGTCCTTTGCGTATCGCATGTCGTGTCCAAGAAGAATCAGTTTCTTAAATCCATAGAGAGTGGCAAAGTTGATTGCCATAGGACCACTCCCGTGATTGATATGTACAACCGAAGGATCTGTTGAGAGACCATCTTTTACGATGCTATCAATGTAGTTGATACCATGTTCCTCGGCAATGTACTTATATCTCGTCCAACAGTCGGCTTCTAATTTTTTCAGAAGAGGATCGTGTGCTAGATAGTATTCCCACCAATTGTCATTACATGCAATTTGGATATTGGTAAAGGGAGCGATCTGATACGCATTGTTGACGGTAATGACCTTTACATTCTTTACCGAACGAACCAAAGAGATTTGTTCCTCATTGATACTAGGCCCAGTCGCTATTATGACGGCTGTTTGACCTTCATACGATCTCGGAATTGTTTGCCTCATTCAAATACTCAAAGAAAAGATTCACTGCATCGGAGTTCGGATGTTCCTTATAATCGTGGTTAGGAATTGGATGCCATGGTTGTGTGTTAAGATCCGTATAGTGTATCAACTTAGCGGTTTCTGTTACCACATCACAGGTGTTCCAATCCAATGGAATTCCTTCGACGTGACGATTTCCAATCAAATTACGAATAAAATTTTTATTGAACACTCTTGGTTCATTTCGCATTTGTTCGGGTGTTGGTAGATCCTTAAATGCCGAACAATCGATAACACTTACATCATCTCTCTTTGGAGTAGTCATCCATTTGCCGGGCCGTTGATACTCCCACAATTCTTTAATGTCCGAAAGAAGAAGCATATCAACATCCAAGTAGATCGCATATCCTTCGAAGTTACAGAGAGAAGGAATCAGAAAACGATGAACAGTGAATCCTGTACAACCACTCTTCCAACCCGGCCGAATGAAATTGATATCCACTTCTTCTGATGCATGTTTCTTAATTGAGTATTCGATCACCTTCTCGGCGTCTTGATGAATATCTCCATCTGTTGCAATAAAAACTCTTATCATATCAGGTATTTATTGAAAATTCGTGTAGTCTTTTACCCTGCGGCCCGTACTCCATATTGTGAAAAAAAGATCCGTTTCGTATCTCGTCAATGTGCCACTGACAATTAGAGAGGTATGTGAAGAACTCGGTTCGATCAAATGGTTTGATGGTTGATCCCATTTCACTAGACGCAACACCATAACAAGGATTGGTTTTATCATCGGTAACGAGTCCCTTCCCAAGAATCAAAGCCTCGACCGAAACAATTGAGTTGAGAGAAAAGATCGCTTTCACATCTGATAGATCTTCGCGTAGAGATCGCATAAATTCAACACGACCAACATTCTCGAGTGTCATCTTTCGTCGAATCTTCAGATTGTTTGGGTGTACTCTCCTTTGGACATGCCGATACCACTTGTTAATGTCGTTAAACTTTGTGCTTCTTCCGGTGTCGTGTTGTTGACAGAGAAGGTAATTGTCACTATCCAAAGACCACTGTTCAATCTCTCTTGGATCAAGGTACTTCTCCAATCGGCTTCTATCCATACGATCTTGATCGATACAAAAGATTCCCATACCGTTGAATCCGTTCCAACTTACTGTAACAATATCGTGGGCATCTCTTTCATTGAATCCCAGAAACTTACGATTAATGATCATAAAATCACCTCCATCTTTTTCTATTGACTGAAAAAGATTTGGGCCCATGACCATTGCAACATCGGATTCTCTCTTTCGCGAATTGGTTATATTGACAATAATGCCGTGTCTTTCCAATCCTTCCTTTGCTGCTTGTGCGTATCTCTTATGCCACGGAATGTTATTACTCGCGTGTATCGATATTTTCTTCATAGTTAATCCCAGAGGTTTTCATAGTATTTACCAAACAATCTAAAACCATTTGAAATTCTTTTTTGTTCTTTTTCCATACCATCTCGATTATAGATATCAAAACGCATATACATATCATCCTTGTTTGCTTTACAATCAAAGGCGTATATCATTTCATCTAGTATCCAGTCCCAACGATCATGATGAAACTCGTCGGTATCCCATTCATTCTTTTTAGGCTTTGCATTAGTTGAACGTAACTCTGGCGGAACATCTTCATCGTCTGTAAAAGGATCGCCCTTTTTTGTTTCCTTGAGTTGTTTAAGCATAGGTAGAATAATATGAGCAAGAGTGTGATCCATACTCCAAGTGTCCCATCGATCAATGCGAACATTTACTTTTTGCTTACGTTTGTCGAGGAAGTAATTGATCGGCATGTAACAAGTCTGCATCAAGTCTTCTAACTTTTCAAGCAAGTTTTCAAACCAAGACTGTTTTTTGGGCCATCTGTATCCATACTTTTTATGCATGTAATTTTCATATAAATTACACGTAAGTCTATCGGGGTAATTAGAGATTTTTACTTTCATCTTTGGTAATGTTCTTTGAGGTATTCATTTCTTTGAGTCTGATAATCAATTAAGTAATCTATGAAGTCTTTTTCTTCGTCTCCGTTGTACATATAATCCCAGAACCACTCTCGTAGATCTTTTTCATCATTGATTAAATCAGATGGTCCTCCGATAAGCTCTTCAATAAGTTCTTTTACTTTCTCTACACTGTAAAGAGGATCTTCGAGAAGTCTTTTCTCCAATTCATTGTAGTAATTATCCTGTACTTTCGAAAGTTCATTCATAAATTCGCGAACTCGAAATATTTCGTCGTCTATATGTGGTCTCATAGTATTCCTAATGTTTTCATTGAATTAAGACAGATGAATATGCATGTAATAATATGCATGATCACCCATGCTGTTCTTATCAAAGCAACTTGATCAGCTCTTCGATCATCGGCAAATGCTTTTCTTCCGAGAGCTTTGCACCAATAAATCCATAACATCTTCATGCTGTATATTTACTAAAATTTCTCATGTTACTTCGACCATGCGAAGATTTGTAATATTTCTTATTTCGCTCCCATTCATCATTGGAAAATACTTGAATCTCTCCTCCGGTTTTGTGCGAATAGATCATTATGCCTTTTCTATTTTTTTCGATTTCGCGAGGAGGTGGACAATGTGTGCCCAAAATGTCTTCAATTTTTGCTCTTACAATCATCCAAAAAGGTGCCAGTAAATGTCTTTCCAACCGTCAACTCGAATGATTCCCTTCGGAATATCCTCGTGAATGTTGTAATCATGATTCATGAGAAAAGTCGTCAAACCAAGTTCGTATCCATCAATTGCGGTTTTAACGCAATCTTCTACCCATATCGCATCGGTATCGCGATATTTTTCAAGGATGGGCTTTTTAAATCTTCCTCGTTCAACGCAGTCGATTTGACAGAATGTAGTACGCCCAAAAAGATTTCTTAGATTCCTTTCACGAAGAATATGAGATCTTTTATTTGTTCCAAGAGCCGTAATACAATGGAAAACTACTCCATGATTCTCGTGCATTTTTCGAACGTATCGCATCGAATCATGAAGAGGAGGTAAAAACTCAATCTCCGCTGACATATTAAAATATCGAATGTACTTGTCGGATTCTTCTTCCGGAAGTCCATATCTTTCATGGAGTTCGTATGAAGAGTTTTCCTTTTTAAGACCCTCTTCTTTCATCCATTCATGATAGACTTTAATCCAATTGACAAGGACACCATCACAATCTGTTAGTATTATCATTATGCTATTAATCTACCATACTTGATCGCCTTTGTAAATACTAAAATGTGTAAAAAATTAGTAAATTACTCGGTATAATACTTCTCGTAATACTCGGTGATCTCGGCAATCAGTGGATCGATCCAATCTTCTCGTTTCTCCACAAAGATGATTGGATTCGGATCATTGTCAACCACCATTAGAATCACCAGTTTCTCAATCTCAATCTCGGTAAGTTCCTGAAGCATGAATGAGTAAGCACAGGCCTGCATGAAATAGGTGTGGATGTCATCTCGACTCTTTCTTCGAGAGGATGTCTTAAAATCAATAATCGCGGGTTCATTGTCAAAATCCGCTATGAGATCGACTCGCCCGGCGACTCGTAAAGTGTCTGAGTAGAGAGGAGTTTCCTGAGATCGAATATTGTTCACTCTCTCATCGAGGATCTTTCGAATCGTTTTCCATGAAAAGAGAACATGCGGCATACTTTCGCCATTTAGATAATTCTCTTCGTTGTTGAGGTACCTCTCGGCAATATTGTGTACCGCCGATCCACGAGTTGTTGCATGACGTGATATGCGATTGGCCTCTTCTTCACCAACACGTTTTCTCCACTCAAGAATAGCCTGTTTACCCTTTGCTCCCAGAACCGTAGTGATCGACTTAAGAGCGTTTCCGCTTGGAGTAAAATACGTTCTTCCCTTTGGAGTTGTTTCTGCGACTAAATCTTCGTATGGTAGATCAATTGGATTATGATTAAAATTCATCAATTTCATATACTTCTAATAATATTTCACCTGAGCTGCCGTTGTTACCTTCGGCAATAATAGTATAAACTCCATAGTCTAAAGTTACAATCGCAGCCACACTTGTTATATCGTTTGTGGGCATCTCCATTCCCTGAAAGTTAGATACTGGCCAAAGAGGAAAGGCACCAAGATTATTTATGTGGTCTATGATTTCCTCCGTATTCTCCTCATCAATCCAGTCGTTCTTTTCCGCAACGAGTTGTGGTCCTTTTCCATCAAATTTGTTTTGGTAAATGGATATTCTTGGATCGACCAGTGGATTCTTTACTCCAATATCTTGTAATTTTTCTCCGACTGCTCGTATCAGAACTCGTTGATTGTTTCCAAAAATAACGAAGCCTTGAGTAAAACTTTCTCCTTCATCAAGTGTACCTCTTGTCGAAACATTGACAACACTCTTACTCTTCTCTATGTCTTCTTTATCGAAAAGATTGTACTCTCGGTAATTCTTTAAGACTTCTTCTTGGGCTTCGATTGCCGCTTCTTCGATGTCTTCGGCTGTATACGTCATCGTAACAAATTGATCACTAATGTTCGAAGGATTTGAAGCACCAAAACTGTTGAAGGCGTAGACCCGATATCGATACATCACTTCGGTAGATATTGTCTGATCTATAAAGTACGTAACGTTACGACCAACAGTTCCAACCTGTTGGTAAGTGTTTCCAGCATCTGATGATCTTTCAATTATAAATCCGTCCTCGTCGGAGGAGTTATCATTCCATGTCAGAGTCAGTTCGTTCGCTAAAACGTTAATATAGAATAATAAGATAAATGCTGAAAACCACACAACATGATTGTGAAGTCTTCGCATAATCTATTACTATTTATACTAATCAATGTCCCAACTCTTGGATTTTTTTCTTGTTGATACGCATATTCTTCCTACGAGATTTTTCGAAGGAATCGTATTCGCGATATTCGTTCTTCTTCTTAGGCTTCGTTTTTCTCTTCATACATCATTCTACAATGGAAATGTTCTCCATATTCTTCGATCTTTTCCTTTGGATATCCACATTCAATCATCCATTGAATGATCGCATCACCTTCGATACCTTCAGGCAATGCTCTTGGAAATCCATATCGCCAACCCTCGGGTGGATCAATCCATAGGACTTTATTATTAGTAGGTTTCGATGTTGTTTCTTCCAGCATTTTTCTTTATTCGTTGTAGAACATCGTTCCAACCGGAACCTGCTCTTTTAATTGGATGAATTGTATCATGTGTGATCGGAGGAGATGAGATCGTTCTTTTAAGCTCTCCCCTCTCTTCACAAGAGCAAGTGAGAGGATCATCCTTCTTTGCGATAGTGACAAGTCGTTCTTCGATCTTGTCACACTTTATGCAGCGATAGTCGTAGTTTGGCATGTTGAAAACCAATAGGGTGTTTGTGCGTTCTTCCACTCCATTTTGAAGCGTTCTTGTTTTGTCATATAAAATTTACGATAGGACTCAATGGGATCGGACTCGTCCATACATTCCGGATTGCTTTTCATAGCCAATCGAAATGGTGTCATTTCAATGTCCGGAATATTGTTTGGTGTTACCTTGAGGTGTTCTCGTAGAGACTTATCGGTGAGATGAACTTTTCCGTATCGTTTTGTGTACTCGTCACAAAGAGCAATAAAAAGTTCATAATGCCAAAGGTAGTTTTGGGATGATTCACGAGTCCATACCGTACAAGGATGATTGAAATGAACCGCATTGTACAAATGATGCTCGCGAGTATCGCCCAACATATAATACTTTGACATCGTTTTACCACTCTTGGATCGTTTCTTTGTTTCCACACCATCCAACATACGGTGAGCAGTTGAGAGCATCTGTGCAGATTCAACGACCATCTTTGGTACGTGTTTATCGCAATGCATTGACGCAGCAATACGTGGATCTTCATCAAGTATAAAAATATTCATAGTATAATAATATCAAAATCTATGATATTGTAAATCACAAAAGCTCTGGAAAGGTGTCTTTTACTAAACTTTTCGTAATCTTCGAGTATTTCTTATTTGCGAAGGTTGAAAGATTGCCATCCTTTGCTGCAATTAGAATCTTTGCATCTTCGGCCGAAAGAGATTCAAGCATACCAATGAACCATCTTTCCTTTCGAATCTTCGAAAATTGTGCTTGCTTCGTACAATTTCCAATGTTTGCGAATACTCTTCCAATACTTACGATAGGAAACTTGGTCTCTTCGTTTTCTTTGTATGGAGGAGCTCCTTTTGGAAAATCCAATTCAATCTTATCATTGTATGCAAGTTGAAGAATAGTCTTCACTTGGCGATATGCGTTCCTTTTCAGATACGCGATTCTTTTATCTCGGTCTTCGATCTTTTGAGCATTTGCGAAAACCTCGTGTGGCATAAGTGTAATTTTGTCTCTCATAATTTTATTTATTAACAAAAAACTCCTGTGCTGATTCAACCAAGAGAGCGCAACGATTTGTAACAAGATAATTAAGAATCTTGTTATTATTCTTATTGTGTTGCTCTCCTATTTGATTGAATACTTCCTTTCGAATTTCAGGCGGTGTCTTACGTAGATTGATCATCCATTCATTGCGTTGATAATTGCGCCAAACATCGCGATCCACATAGTTCTGTAGACTATGACGTTTTTCCCACCATTCATCGATTTTCTTTGCTCGAAGTGGAGTTTGACGAAGCTCATCAGTAAAGGCATTATCAGGACTTAATACGTTTGGCACACCATCACCGGAATCTCCTTTACATATATGTTCGAATAGATATCGATGTGGATTGTCACACTTTAAAAACTTTCGTTGAACCGGACTATATTGTTGAACGTTAGAGAATTGTTGCAGTTGAAGAAAATCTTTATCAGAAGAGACAATCAGTATTTCTTCATGGTGTCCAAACTCCTGTGACTCAAAAACGAGTGTTCCGATGATATCATCAGCTTCGGCACGATCAACGTGAATTACCGGATAAGGAAAGTTCTCCTTAATCTCATCTCTAACTGTATTAACAAGTTCAAAGAAACGTTTAAAATCTAATCCAGATGAATCACGATGTTTCTTTCGAGCTGCTTTGTATTGAGGATAGATTTCTTTACGCCAAGAACTACTATCACAAGCAATGACCATGCGACCGTACTTATCGCGATTCTTCACATTGTGCATTCGTAACGAATTGAGAATCATATGACGAACCAATCCTTGATCCAATTGATCCGGTTGTTTTTGAGAAAATGCGGCCGCAACCGCAATACCACTATAGTCGATTATAATCATATTACTAATTTAATTACTCAAACCCAAGCGTTGTCAAAAACCTTAGCGTCGCCAGAGACCTTAGCGGCATCAAATACCTTAGCGCTGCCAAAGACCTGTGCATCTCCAGAGACCTCAGCGTTGCCAAAGACCAAAGCGTCGCCATAGACATCAGCGTTGCCAAAGACCAAAGCGTCACCAAAGACCTTAGCGTTGTCAGAGACCTCAGCGTAGCCAAAAACCAAAGCGTCACCAAAGACCTTAGCGTCACCAAAGACCTTAGCGGGGCCAAAGACCTGTGCGTAGCCAAAAACCAAAGCGTCACCAAAGACCTGTGCGTAGCCAAAGACCAAAGCGTCACCAAAGACCTTAGCGTTGTCAGAGACCTCAGCGTAGCCAAAGACCTCAGCGTCACCAAAGACCTCAGCGTCACCAAAGACCTTAGGGTTGTCAGAGACCTCAGCGTCACCAAAGACCTTAACGTCACCAAAGACCCAAGCTTTGCCAGAGACCGTAGCGTTACCAAAGACCTGTGCGTAGCCAAAGACCTCAGCATTGCCAAAGACCTGTGCGTTGTGATAGACCTTAGCGTCACCAAAGACCTTAACGTCACCAAAGACCCAAGCTTTGCCATTATGACTTAGATTTTTTTCAGACTCGATGAATCCTCCAAGGTCTCCTTCTTTAACGTCAAAGAAGTTCTTGATAGCCTTGATACGATATAGTCTTTTCTCACCAAGTTTAATAGTTTCGTCAGTAAGGATATATTTTTTGTTTTTCATTATGTGAATACTCTACCATACTTGATCGCCTTTGTAAATACTAAAATGTGTAAAAAATTAGTAAATTTCTATCATATTTCGAATTCTTTCGGCAAGAGTTCTACTCGACTGAGACTCGGGATCTCCGTGTTTTAAAAGACTTCGAAGGTAATTATCTATCTCATGAAGTTGAGAGTAATAGTCTATCGCCTTAGTCGTCATTTCAAATTCTTCCCTTTCTTCCGGAAGAGTGAATTCAAGTGTTGCTTTCATTTCTTTAGTACGTGTTTTCGGTGAATCTTTCCTCCCACAAAGGCGTTGTAGTATCTATCGGGTCTCAAAAGAACGTGGTTCACCATCTGATACCACATTTCCCAATAAGACATCTCGCCTTTGGAGTCGCATAATCTCAATATTCTTCTTTCAAATCTCTCTCGGCCGGATTCTTCTACCAACATTTTGACCTCATCACTGGATCCAAAATAGTCTTGCCAATCCGATTCCTTTACAACCTTGCGTTTTCTCTTTTGCCCTTTGAGTGGTTGAAGTCTTCTTGTACTGTAGAAGTTCTTCTTTCCGATGTAACGCATATTATTGATTCTATCTCGTATCTCATAAACAAATCCAATTGCGTCTCCTCGGTCTTCTAGTTGAAATTTTTTATCATCATAAAGCCACATGAAGATATTTATTCATCTTCATCCGAAACGAAATAACTTGGATCGTCAATATCCGCCGAGGCACAAAACGGACAATAACAAGGAGTGTCTATCATTGGATGTCCAAACTCATCAACTCCATCATCGTCTCCAATGGTTGTCCATGCAACTTCAAACTCGGTTTTGCAGTTGCCACAAAAGAGTTTCTCGTGTCCAGCCATATCAACTCTCACACACCGCACAATTATTGATCGAACGAGCAAGTTCCTGTGCCGGATTTGCGCTTCTCTGATAGTAGAGCGACTTGATTCCTCGTCTCCATGCGTAGATCATTAGATCATTCACTTCCTTTGGTTTTGTGTTTGGTGGAATCATAATGTTCAATGATTGTCCCTGATCAATCGCCAATTGTCTATCTGCGGCTTGTGTTATAATTTCTTTTTGAGAGATTTCTCCAAAGGTTTTGAAGACATCCTTTTCGTCCTGTGTGAGTTCGGTAAGATGTTGAACAGATCCGCCTCGTTGTAGAACACTTCTCCAAGTATCCTCTCCCAGACCCTTCTTGTTGAAGAGTTTTGTCAAATAAGGATTTCGATAGGTGAACTTACCCTTTGCCAAATCCTTTACGAAATAGTTAGAGTTCAATGGTTCAATCGAAGGAGAAACCTGGCCCAAAATAAAAGAACTTGAAGTGGTGGGAGCGATTGCCATTGTTGTGGTATTTCGCAATCCATATCCAATCAAAAGTTCGGGTTCTCCGAGAAGGTTCGCAAGTTCCTTTGATGCTTCTCGGGTTCTCTTTGCGATTGTCTTAAAGATTCGATTGTTCTTTGCTCGAGCCGTGATTGACTCAAAGGGAATGTTATTCAATTGAAGATAGGAGTGCCAACCCAGAACACCCAGACCCAGAGCACGATGACGAATCGCAAAATTTCTTGGATGTTCCATAAACTCTACTCCTTTGGTCTTATCGATAAACTCTGACATGACCGCATCAAGGAAATAGATCATTGTTTGAATCGCATCGGTCTCAACTAACTCATCCCATCTTTCAAGGTTCAGAGAAGAGAGATTGCACACAAAGGATTCGCTTGGACTTGTGGGCAACATAATCTCCGAACAAAGATTGGAGTTGTGAATGCGAATATCATTGTCTCTATAAACCTGCGGAGCACCTTTGTTTGCGTTGTCGGTGTAGAAGATGTAAGGATAGCCAGACTCAAATCTTTTCTTAATTACCTTACCCCAGATCCTTCTCTTTTCGGTGTCTCCGTCAACCATTGACTTCATCCACTCATCTTCTACACAAACACCAATCGAAAGATCCTGTATAGAATCACCATCAGAACGAATGTGAAGAAACTCTTCGATATCGGGGTGATCAATCGGAAGATATGCCGCAAATGAGCCACGGCGAACATTCCCCTGTGATACATAGTTGACCAAAGAATCAAACACCGAGAGTTGATGGTGTACACCTGTCGCAGTACCACCCGAAGAGATCGGAGCGCCGCGATGACGGATGTCTCCGAAGTAACCGGATGTTCCTCCTCCCATCTTTGACATAATACCAACTTCTCCTACCTTGTAGAGAATGCCTTCCATACTATCAGGTATGAAAGAAGAGAAACAAGAGATTGGAAGTCCTCGTTCTCGTCCAAAGTTCGCCCAGATAGGAGATGACAGAGAATAGAATCCTCGTGCCATGTATCTCTCAAACTTAACCGCAAAGTCTTCAACACCAAGAATCTTCTCGGCGTGTTTTGCGATATCAAGTATTCTTTGTTTTGGAGACTCTCCTTCTAGGAGATATCCTCTTTCAAGGAAAAGTTTTGCCTCATCATTTAGCCAGTAATAATCATTCATATCAAAATAGGTCGTCTTCGTCGAAGGATTGGTTTTTCTTAGAGTATTCGGTTGGGCGAGAGTGAAAGAAGTCTGTCATGTTGTTACCCAATAACTCCTCTTCGAACCAAGTTGTTTTCTGTAATAGTAATTTATCAACTTCGAGAGGCGTCCCAAATCCAATCTGATCCAAAGACTCATTGATGCGATTCTTTATGAATTCTTTGAGAATGTTCGCGTTGAGTCCTTCTTCTTTATATCCATTGACCATCCAGTCAACGATCTTGGCTTCGGCCTTGTATGCCTCATCTGCCTCGTGTAGAATTCTTTCCTTTAACTCATCGTCAAACAACTCAGGCATCTCTTCGCGAATCGTGTTGATGATTTTGATTCCAATCATACCGTGAATGTTCTCTTCATTGCGAGTATATTTGACCTGTTGATCCGTATCCTTCAGAACATTCTTAAAGCGAGCAAACCAATTGATGATGTAGAACTGTGAAAACAAAGAAACATTCTCTACAAAAAGTGTGAAAAGAATGAGGGCGTAAAGGTATTGTTTCTTGGAATCCTTGTAGAATCTGTGAGTGTACTTCTTGAGATACTTGACACGTCCTTGAATCCACTCAAGTT